GTAGCATAGTATTCACATCCAATACTTTACCTATATATGCGAACCAACTTTCTGCCCCACAAGTATATAACGATAATCAGTTAGTAATTAGTGATAGTGGAAACAACGCCAACTTCGCCCAAATTATTACTGACTTTGAAACCAATCAGCAAGGATTTAAGCCACAGATTTTATACGAGCCTACTGCTGAATATAGAAGGATTGAAATGACTGGTAATACCCCTCTCCAAGATATAGACCTTGAAGTCTATTGGAGGGACAAATTAGGAATACTAAGGCAATTCTATCTCCCATCTGGGGGGTCAGCCACTATTAAGTTTCTTTTCCTTAGAAAGGAAGAAGCAAAAGTAAAAGATTTAGAATAAATAATTTTGGATATTCAATTTAGATAATTTGATTTAGGATTAACGAATTAATTAAATTATCTAAAAAAAAAAATATTTTCGTATTATATATATATAATGAGTGCTGACTTCAAAACCTTGCTTTTAAAAGACAGCCGTTTGGCTGGTATAACCGATGAACTTGATTACGCTGTAATGAGTGGTGCTTCTTCCAACACCTATCAGCAGTTTAATGCTATTTCCTCCTCATCTTCCTCTATGGTATTCAACATCCAAGTCCCAAGTGAGAACATCGTTGTTTCTCGTGAGGTGCTTATTTCAAGTGATATATACTTCAAGATGGTAATCACCAACGTTCCTGTAAATGATTTTGCTTTCAAATATGGTGAAACTGATGCTCTCCAAGCATTCCCTCTTAACTCCCTTTTCACTACTATGTCCGCTCAGGTAAATAACACCAACGTATCTGTAAATCTCCAAGATGTTCTTCCTCAGTTAATCCGCCTTAACAACAACAGGGAACTTTACAGATACAACGGTATGACCCCATCTCTTCCAGACCAGGCTTACCGCTCCTATGCTGATGGTGTAGATGCTGCGAACTCCCCTCTTAACTCTTACGCTTCTGCTGGATATGATGGCGACCTTGAACCTCGTGGTGCTTTCCCAATTGTATTTGATAGTATCAGCCGAAACTCTGGCGGAACTGTAACCGCTAATGAACTTCAATCAACTGCTACTACTGATGTATTCACAATTGAGGCTCACGTAAGTGTAACTGAACCTCTTATTGGTCTTTCACCTTTCATCTTCGGTGATTGCGAATACAACAAACAGGGTCTTGTAGGCATCAACGCTATGAACTTCGTAATGAATGTTGATAGTGCTATGAAACGTTTCCTTTCCACCTCAAACGACTACGACTACACTCTCAGTTTAGGAAACTCTGCTTCCGCTCAGCCTTTCGCAAACGCTAAACTTTTACTCAACTTCCTTTCCACTCAGCCTACTGACCTTGTTCCTGCTCGTAATGTAGTGCCTTATATGGACTTCCCAAGATACTTGTCCCTCCAATCAAGTGTAGGAAACGTTGCTGCTGGTGCTTCTGCTACTCTTAACTCCCAGAACATCCAGATTAATCAACTTCCTGATTACTTTATTGTATGTGTCCGCAAACCTATGTCCCAGCAATCCCTTAAAGATAGTTCCTCCTTTATGAAGATTAACAGCGTTTCCGTCAATCTTAACAACACTTATGGTCTTCTATCATCCGCAACCGCACAAGACCTTTGGCGTATCTCAGTAAATAACCACTCTCAGCAATCTTGGAGTGAGTTCTCTGGTGAGGCTAATGTCCGTGCTGCTGCGGGAACTCCTTCTGGTTCTCTTACCAACACCATCAACACTACTGGTTCTCTCCTAATCCTCAGCCCTGCTAAGGACTTATCTCTTCCTGCTTACCTTTCATCTGGCTCAATCGGTCAATACAACTTCCAACTCCAAATTGGTGTAGAGAACACTCTTGGTGCTGCTATTACTCCTGAAATCTGTGTAATCTGCGTAAATAGCGGTCTTTTCACCACTATTGCTGGTTCATCCAACATCTACACAGGCATTCTTACCAAGCAAATGGTTCTTGACGCTCAGTCTGGCGAGGATGCTATTGAGCCTGTTGCTGAGGTTCAATACCGCAGACTTGTTGGCGGTAAATTAGGCAATATGGGTGCTACTGCTGTAAAGAAAATGCGACCTGCTCTTGGTAAGATGTGTAAGGTTAAGGAAGCATTTGGTATGGGTGTTGCTTCCGCTGGTGGTATTCATTCTGGTGGTGGCGTTCAGTCCGCTGGTGCTATGTCTGCTCTTGATAAACTCTGTGCTTAATTATTTAGGAAGTAGAGACAAGACAAGACAAACGAAATAATCTAAAATAAATATTATAAGACGATAAAATATATAAAAATATATACATTTTTATATATTTTTTTATATATCTATATTATATAAATGGCTTCAAGAAACTACGGATTGGCTTTTGATACTCCCTACAACCGTGAGATTGTAGAAATGATGGACGCTGCTAAGGCACGTCAAATTGCTGAGGGTATGACTGTTGAGGGTTCTCCTACTCGTTTCGCTTACGAAATGAGCGGTGGTGCTTATTTAGGTGCTGATGGAAAAGTTCATCACGGAAACCAGCACGGATATAGCACTATGCTTGGTGGTGCTGGAAGTGAAGGACTTAGACCCCCACCTGGCTTTGTAATGCCTCATCACGAAAGACCTCGCCAAATTGTTCCTGGAACTTCCGCAAACTACCCACAATACAACGCAGTAGAGCAAATGGAAATGAGTGGATATGGTGTATATTCCGCTGGTAAAACACCTAAATGGCTCAAATCTGTTGGAAAGGCTGCTTCCAACGTTGGTAAGGCTGCTCTTCATACTGCTGAAAATGTTGGCTCAAAAGTAGCATCTAACCTTGTTGAGGATGCTATTATGGGTGCTGTTGCTGCTGGTGTTCCTTCTGGTGGAAAGAAAGTAGCCGCACACAAAAAGTTCAGCCGTGCTGTAAAGAAAGGTGCTAAATCAGTTGGAAAACAATTAGCAAAATCAGGCACTAAGGCTGCTAAGGATGCTGCTAAAAAGGTTGCTAAGAGTGATGCTGTTAAGGCTGCTAAGGAAGAGGGTAAAAAGGCTGCTACAAAGGTCGCAAACAAGGCTGATGCTGCTGCTGCCCGAACTGTTAAAAAGGGTTTAGAACGTGCTACTGAAACTGGTGAAAAATCAGTTGCCCGACTTGAACGTGATGCTGATAGAAAGATTGAACGTGCTGCTACAAAAGTAGAAAAGAAACTTGGTGTATCAAGTATGGGTAAGGCTGAGGCTGCTCCTACCGAAGGTGGTAGAAAGGTTGATGGACGCAAAAGACGTGCTATGATTGTTAAAAAGGTTATGAAAGAAAAGGGTCTTTCTCTTGCTGATGCTTCCAAACACGTCAAAAAGCACGGTCTTTACAAAAAGTAAATAAATAATCTTAACAAAAAAATAAATATATTATAATAATATATATAAGAATGCCTACAATTCCAGATTATAACCAAGGTTTTACCGAAGAAGCCGAATTATCTCGTGCTAAGAAAAGGGTAAATGAAAGAGAGATGGAAAAGTTTAGTGAAATTAGTGAATATCCTGATACTGACCCTACTGACGGTGGGGCGGAACAAATCGCAACAAAATTGTGGGGAGAAATGGAAAGTCTTCAACCAATTTATACTGCTATTTCTGCTTTTATCAAACCAGGAGGACAACAAGTTGGTGTTCCACAAGGTAATACAATATTCCTCAGCGTCCAATCTTATCAACAAGCAATACAGTATTTAGGACAGTTGTATAACAAGATGAGACAAATTAAAGAAATATCAAACCAAGTTGTTCCCAATCTTAATTATGTAAGTTTTTCAACAGTTAATAGATTGAAAGCCGAACTTGATAAACTAACTGAGGCTTTTCAACCTGGAAACAGATTTTATGATTATACACAAAGACTTATTACCCGTATTGGTGCTGCTACTGTTGATGTTGTTCCTTTTAAGATTAGACCAAGAAACAATCAAGGTCAGGTTCTTACAGCAAGAATGCCTACACAAATGGCTTCTATTTATGAAGACTTTACAAGTGTAGCACAAGCAATTACACAAGCGTTTCAACAGTATGCTGTTGCCCGACAACAGCGAGTTCCAGACCAAAGTGAAGTGTCTGGTTCTGGTCTTCCTGCTTTCAATCCTCGTGGTGAGATTATTCTCCCAAGAGCAACAGGACACACTTATCGTGTAGGAAACCCATCTTATTTAGAAAATAAATATCTATAAATTATATATATGAGTATTCGCAAAAGATTTCCTACTACAAGTGAAATATGGAAGTTTAGCAATCCTTCCACAGTCCAAGTGAAAGCCGACAAATATCTCAAAACTAATAACCCAATTTATAAAAGCACTCGTAAAGATAAAAAGTATATGATTTACGATAGAAAAAATGATAAGTGGGTTCATTTTGGTGCTATGGGATACGAAGATTTCACGAAACATCGTGATGTAAAACGCAGAAATAACTATCGCAAACGTGCTACTAATATTTCGGGTGATTGGCGAAAAAATAAGTATAGTCCAAATAATCTGGCTATACACTTACTTTGGTAATTTATATTATATTTTATAATCTTAATATATAATATAAAATGAGTGATATTTCCAACGACGAAAAAATCCAATTTGATAAACTAAAATGGGGAAGTTTTACAAAACAATTTAAGGACTTCAAAAAGAAAAATCCCAAATCAAAGGTGAAGGATTTAGCCCAATTTGCCGACCACGTTTTAAAGAACGAGGGTTCTTTCATCAAACGAACCGCTGACCGAGCAAGGTTTTACAAGAATGTTATTGAACCTAAAAAGCAAAAAGGTGGTGCTTATGCTGATGATAGGAAATTAATTAATATGTTTAAAAAGAAAAAATTATTGTTAATGGAAGAGCCAAAAAATCACGTAGTTGGTATTGTAAAAGTTGAAGGTGGTGATAAAGTTCAAAATATTGCTCCTAAAAAAGGTGGTGCTAAAAAAGTAAGATTTGCTGATATTGAAAAAGCAAAAGAAATTGCGGGAGAATATTTGAAGGGTAAAACATATGCTCCCAGCCTCAAAAAAATGGTTAATCAACATTTAAAAAAGTCAGGTTATACTGGTGCTGGTCTTAAAGCAAGTGATTTAAAAAATATGCTTAAATCAACATATCATAAAGAAAAGAAGAACCAAGGTGATTTCAAGGTTGATAAAAAACTTAGTGATAAACGAGTAAAGGTGTATGAAAATAAGAAAACAGGACAGGTTGTTGTAGCCCACAGAGGCTCACAAGATTGGCGAGATTGGTTAGATAATTACAACCTATTTCGCTGGGGAAAGTTCAAGAATACAAGCACATATCAAGAACACAAAAAGAAACATAATAAAGCCATTAAGAAATATGGTGCTGAGAATATTACCGCAATCGGTCATTCTCGTGCTGGTGCTTATGTGGAACAACTCAATCGTGAAACTCCTGTTAAAGAAGTCATTACTTACAATAAAGCCGCTAATTGGAGCAACATCGGTCAAAAGAACCCAAAGAACCAATATGATATTAGAACGGATAAAGATGGCGTATCTGTGGCGTCAAAATTACAGCGTCATTCTAATGATGTTATTACTATCAAGACTGATAAAAATCCTATTGCCGCACACGGTAATGATGAATTAGAGAAATTGGGCGACCAATATATTGGTGCTGGATACAAGGGTGGTAAAATGGATACTAAAAAACTTAAAGTGGGAGATATGAGAAAGTTCATCAAAGCATATCACAAACTCAAAGGCTCAAAAGCACCAAAAGCCCTTGGAAAGGTCAAAAAACCAGAATTGGGTAGAATGGTTAAGGATATTACCAAAAAAGAGAATATGCTTTTGGGAAAACTTTTGGGTGGTGCTTCTTCTGCTCCCCCACCTCCTCCTCCTCCTCATCAAAATGGTGATTTATATCCACATTATAGTGAGATTGATGATAGTGATA